CGCCATACTGCTCGCGAAGCGTGACGAGTTCAGCGGCCATCTCGTCAGGGACGAGGAAGCCACCTTGCGAGTTCACGCCTTCCGTGTGAGCCTTGATCGTGATTCCGAAGTTCTTGCAATTCTCGACCGACTTCTTGTGGCCAAGAGTTGCGAGACACCAAGTGCCGAACTTCCAAGCCATCTCCTTCGAGGAGAACGCCTTGCGGCCTGCGCTGTAAACGCGAGCGCGTTCCCAAGGCTTGTCGTCGACGTTGGCGACTGCCGAGAGGCCGCGCGGCATTGCGTCGAGACGCGAGGCGACTTCGCGACGGATCGACTTCGACATCTGTTCCTTCTCCTGATCGCTCATCGCGTCAGTCTCGGGAGCAGCGGCGGCGATGGTCACATCGAGCATCTCAGGATCGACCGCCATGCCTTCGGCATCGGTGACCATGTAGCCTTCGAGGATGAGTTTCTTCTGCATTGCTACGCCGTCCGCACCCTTGATGCGAGCGGCCTTCTCAAGCGCATTCTTGAACTGATCGAGATTCATCGTCTTCATGTCTGTACCTTTCGAATTCAAAGAGACAACTCTTCTCTTCCGAGCGAGGCCGCGTTTCAAGCGAATTGCCGTGAGCGAAGGCCGAACGGTCAGAGCCAGAGTCGACCGCGAGCGCGAGCAATTTCGCGCTCTACGGTTTCAGAGAGCATGATCGACCGCGCCGCCTTTGTAGATGAGTGCGCGGGAATCGAAATAGAAACGACCGTCCGCTTCGGAGACTCGATGCCAAACCATTTCCGCGCGGAAGCAGGCGAGCAGATTCCCTTCTTGACTGCGGTGATGAGTGCTTCTGGATTCGCCTGCAATGGAGCGAGCGAGACTTCGAGCAACTTCCACCGCGAGTAGATCGTCTTCACGTCCTCGCCGTACTTCTTCTTATCGATGTCGGTCGCGCGGCGCACTCCTCCGGCCTCTGGAACGTATCCGACCGAGACTGCGCGAACGATGCCTTGGCCGACGAGAGCAGCGGCGACCTCGGGGAAGAAGTCGCCAGAGTATCCGTCAGGCCGCTTCGCGAAGACGAAGTCGCCGACGATGTCGCGCTCTCGACGCTTGAGGCCGACCGTCGTTCCGACTGGCTCGGCGTAGTCATGGTTCCAGAAGAGCGTCGGATTCTGCTCGAACTCTTTCGAGTTCATTCCCGCAGGAATCAAGACTTCTCCATCGCGATCGAGCGTCTCTGCCGTGATGACTGCGGTAAATCCCTTCGCCGTCGAAGTGAGTTCCGCGCCGAGTGCCTTCCGCTTCAGATCGTTCATCGCATGATCCTTTCGACTTGCTCATTGACTGCATCGAATGTCTCGGCGTTCTCCGAGATGACACGACGAAGATTCTGTTCTGCTGCCTTATCAAGTTCGCTCTCTGCTTCTTGCATGATGTCCTCGAACTCATCATCGAGTTTCGGTTGCAACGAGCATCGGCAGTTCGGATGCAGAGGAGGCCCGTCGATCGCTTCATAATCGGCGACCATGACTCCGCCGTCCTTTCCGATGATTTCGGAGCCTTCACCGTAGAAAGATTCTTCGAGGCCGACTGCGCTCTTTGAGAACGCATCGCTCGCGGCCTCGCAGAATTCGCAAGGATCAGGCGCGAGGAGCCACGTCTTTCCGCTGACTACGCCGGATGCCTTCCATGCTTCGACCTCAGCGCGTCGGCTCGCGCGTTGCGCTTCGGTTCGAGCGATCGTCAGAGCGCGTCGAGTCGTTGCGCGTTCCGCGTCTCCGTCCTTGATCGCCCAAGTCTTCACGCGCTCCGCGATCTCTGGAATCGTCTCGCCGTTCGCGACTCCGTCTCCGATGACCTTCGAGAACTTGACCGCTGTCCATCGGTTCGTCGAGTCTGCCGCGCGATTCGCGAGACGGATCGACTCGGTTCGAGCGTATGCCTTCAGATCCTCGCCGTGCTTGTCGAAGTTCACCGGAAGAGCCTTCATCTTCTCAAGCGTCGTCTTCCCGAGGATGATCCCTGCGGCGAGCGAGTCTTCGAGATACGGACGAAGCGCGTCGACGATGTCCTTCCTCCACTTCTTCGATTCGAGAAGAGACTGCACTTCTGCGGCGAGTTCCTGCGTTGGCGCGTCCTGCTTTGCGATCCGTTCGAGAACGGCCTTGACTTGTCGATCGAAGATGCGACCGACACTCTTCCCGAGTTCATCCTCGCGCTTCGTGATCTTGTCAAACTCTTTCAGCGCGTCCTTGCCGAGATCCTTCGTGAGAACGTGCGGCGGATCAATCTCGTCGGCCTCGATCATCTTCGTCCAGAGATCGGAGAGAAGAGATTTCTTTGCATCGCTCTTCTTTGGATGGCCGTCAGGAAGAAGATCGAAGTCTGTTGTGTAGTCCGCATCCTCTGGCTTGCCGCGACGAACGAGCGTGAGGAACGCATTCACTCGCGCGATGGCCCATTGCTCGCGACCGACTCCGGTGCGATGGCTCGTCGAGAACGCGCCTGCGCCGCGTCGATAGACGGCCTTCAGCATTCCGAGATCAACGCGCTTCCCTTTCTCGTCGCCGTGCTTCTCGTTGTGCTCGTCGACCTTCGCTCGCAGAGCCTTCTCTGTGGCTTCGCTGATCTCAATTCCGCCGCGCGATCCGCTCGCGGAGCCTTCCTCGTTGCGATCGCTTCCGCTGATGCGCTCCGATGGCTTGGCCGGAGGATCTCCACCGCCATTCTTCGAGGCGCATCCGCAGGCGCACTTGTCACTTTTTGTATTTGTTTCGTCGAATTCAAAAAATGAATTTGGCAAGTTCAAGCCAAGCAAGTTTTGGGCCGCTTCTTTTGTTGGAAAGAATCTGAAGCCACGATCTCCATCAATCGGATCATCGTGACGAACTTCTCCGCTTGAAATGGAATCAGGGATTCCATTAGGAAATGCGCGGCAAGTACGATCTGTGCGATGGATGCAATGGGCGCATCCGAGATATTGATTCATTTGACGACCTTGATCCTTTTCGGATCAAAAACGACGACTTGGTTTCCACCTGAAGCGCGTAGGTTTCCCTTGTTCTCGACGATGATTGAATCGAATCCCGAATCAACAAGTTTTCTTGTGACGAATGCAGTAGCAAACGCTTGCGCGTTTGGAGGAGCAGGCTCTTGCTCGATCTTTTCGATCAATCTTCTCTTTGCGAAAAGAGCCGATGCGATTTGATCTCCCGCTTTCTCGCGAACTTTCTCCTCAAGTTTGCGATTGAATTCATCGAAGCCGAGTTTCTGCATTTCAGAAATCTCGCTATCGGGAATCTCCTGAACTACTTTCCAAGCCGTTTCCGATTCTTTCGGAACGAACGGATCGACTGTTTCTCGAATCAATCTCCTTCTTTCAACAGACCAATCTTGGCTCTTCTTCGCCAAAGTTTTCAAAGAAGAATCAAGTTCTTTCACAGCGTCATCGAGCCCTGCTGCTTTCAAAATGTTCTCTGGACTGGATGGCCCTCCCTTTGCCGGATCTGCTTGATCTGTGTAGGTAATCCGCAGAGGATTTCTGACATCGACCACAGTCTTCAAAACTTCTGTCGCGCCTGATGATGAACCAAGTTCTTCGTAGAACGATTGCGTCTGTTGATCCATTCCGAGATACACACCATCTCCCCAGACGCGACCAAAAGAGATATTTGATTTTGGATCATCTGATGGGATGACCTTGAATCCTTGAGTACTGATGTCTCCCGCCGCGCTCTGCTTTGTTACATGAGAAGTGATTTCTTTGACTTCGCTTTTCTCAACGTATGAAGAAACTTCAGATTCACTAATTTGCGGAGGCAAAGATTCTGCGTTTCGAATCGCTTCGGAATTCAACTGCATTCGATCGGAAGTTGATCGAGAAGATGAAATTGTTTCTTGACCATCTCCGCCTCCCTCTTCGCCTCCGCAAGTATTTCCTTCTTGGAATCCTCCTGCGCCCGTGCCGCAGTCTTTCCGCTCCATCTCTGCGGCTGAAATGGAGCCACGACGGCAACTGCAGGCGCATTTCTTCTTGCGCTCTGCGTTTCGCTCGCGCTCGCGATCGAACTCCTCGATCTTGCGCTTTGCCCAAGCGAAGCCGTCGTCGCCTCCCCATCCGTACCAAGCCTGCCATCCCTTTCCTTGCTCGTCCCAAGTGGAGCCTTGCTTGTCGACCTCGTGACGCTCGAAGTACGAAGCCATGCGACGGATCGTGTCCTCAGAGAGACGAACTCGATTCATCAAGTCGCGAGCGCGAGCGATTCCGACTGCCGTCATTCCGCGCTCGCTCTCTGGCTTGCGAGCGCGAACTTCGAGAGCGCGGCGAGCATTGTCTGCGACAGACTGCGGAGGCCGAGTGTCAATGTCGCCGATTGCCTTCGTCTCGATCTCGTCGAGCGTCTTCCCTTCGGCGCACATCGAATAGGCGATCGCGACTGCCTGATCCTGCGGATAGCCTTCCGCGATCAGTTTCGGAATCTTCTCCGAGACACAATCCGAGAGCGCGTCCTTCTGCTCTGGCTGTGTCGGGAGCATCGGAGGCTCCTCGATCTCATTTGAGGCATCCAGAGGCCCGGTGAGGCCGTCCGGCGCACTCGAAGCCATTCCGAGAGGCGCGGCAGGCGCAGGGCCGCCGAGAGGCTGTCCGTTGACGAGAAGAGCGTCGGCCATCGGATCTTCGACTGGCTCAAGGCCTTCGCGCATTCGCGCCTCGTTCGCCGTCATGATTCCGCCTGCGACCATCGATCGGAGTTTCTCGAAGGCGAATCGCTCGTCCTCGGAAACTGGATTGTCATACGCGAGGAACGCATCCTCTTCGATATTGAAGAGAGGCAGAAGATTCTGATTCAGCGTCTCCTCATCCATGCGGAGCAGCGGAAGGATCGTCGTCTGCTTCCATGATGCGAAGCCTACGGTCGCGCTCGCGAGATTCGGATCGTTCGCTTTCAGCATCGAGACGGGAACGCCGAAGACCGCCGCGATCTCTTCGACGATCTGATCGCGGCCTGCGAGATCCTTCGTAGGGAAAGAGAGGGGCTTGAGGTCGATGTCTGCCGTCGTCGTGAGGAAGCGGCCAGTCCGCTTCGATCCGCGCAACTTCTCGTCGATCGAGACTTCGAGCCGTTCGAGTTCGTCGTCGTGTGCAGGCGACTTGACGACGAGGAGATAGTCAGGCCGCGCCTTGTTCGCGAAGAACGCGACATCCATTTCGTGAATGGCTTCGTTCGCCATGATCGCGCCCCAAGCGGCCTCGACCTTGCCGATCCCGTAGTACATATCCGCCGGATTCGGTCGCTTGAAATGGATCACTTCATCCGGCGCGTATGTGTTCTCGCGCTTCTGTTCTTCGGTCGCGCCGTAGCGATAGCCCTTGATGAACTCTTCGCCTTGCTGTCCTGCGATGATCTCGACGAACTGTGAAGGCATCGTCCAGAGTTGCACCGGAACGCCGAGACGCTGATCGATGACTGGATGAAGATACGCATTGCCAGTCAACTCGCCGTACAGAACGCGGAGAACTGTCGCGTCGAATCCGTTCTGATACTGATTCACCTTCGAGAGCAACTGAAGGATCGGATGCGCGTCATCGACGACCTCGAAGTCGTCGCCGTACTCTGCGGCCTTCGTGAGCGCGTATCGACTCGGTCGCTGTTCGAGATCTCCGAAGAGATATGCCTTCGTGCGGCGCGAAGCCTTGCGAGTGTTCCAGAGTTTCGTCGACTGGCTCTTATTTCGAACGTACAAGCGGAGAGGCTGACTCGCGACGGCGACAGCGTTCAAATTTGCCGCAGCGTAGATCCAAGATCGGTACGCATTCACGGCGGCGCGATATTCAAACGGTGAACGCTTCGCAGGCTCTCCGCGAAGGATCGTCATCGAAGAATTGAAGTACTTCTCCGGAGTGAATGCCGCTTTGATTCGTGCGAGTAGATTCATCAGATGACTTTCACCATGAGAGGCCGTCGCGCTCGACGCGC